GGGCCAAAACCTCGGATCACACTCTCTGGAACCTTCAGCGCTCGGTGACAACGGCCACAAATCCCCTGCATCATCGGCTGTCCATCGAGTGCAACTTGTCTAATCGGTATCATTCATTCGCTCCCGCAACGTCTTCATTTTTCGACCTCCGTTTCATTTCGGCGGCTTCCCACGTTTGCATCGCCAGCACCTCAGCAAAGTCATACGCTTCAGGTGTAAAATGATCTGGCCACCCCAAGATATGGAACAATGTGCGCCACGCATCGGCAGGTGCGCCTATGTATTCATAGTCGCGTTCAAGTCGAGCCAGTTGGCCCAATGTAAAGCCTTTCATTTTTCCTCCCATTCATCGCGCCGTTCTTTAAGCCGTTCTTGTATGTCTATCCGTCCGTTTTTCACCGGAGGCTTCAGAGCATTCAACAGCTCAGACAGTTTAGGAAACATAATCATGATCCCCTCTTGTGTTTCTCATACCAACCGTCACCATAAGCGCCGTCATAAATCTCCTTTGGACTCTTTGCTTCGCAGCGATGGTTGCACGTTCCGTCGCAGCACTCGCTATAGAAAACCCAATGATGCAGTTTAGTACACCACGTATCGCCGTCCGGAGCGGGAAGACTGTTCATCGTCGCCTCCTTGCCATTCGCTCAGCTAGAATCAAACTCCATCTCGCCTTACGATTAGGAACGGCGCGGTATCTAGCTACCGATTTCGCCGCTCTTTTTAGAAAACTCATACGTTCACCCCGTTACTGTGTGCGTAACCTTGTGGCTGACTGTTCCTTTTGCGGTCGTCGTGTCAGTTGTCGTTGTCTTCGTCGTCACGCCGCCAGACTTCACGCTATCAGTGTGCGTTTGCGTAACGGTGCCTTTGGCGGTCACGCTTGTTCGATCTGAACTCGTTGTTGTAGTCTTGCTCGCCGCTGGCGTAGAAGTTGAAGTTGAAGTTGAAGTTGAAGACGCAGCCGGAGTCGTCGTTGTTGCTGCGGCCGTTGCTGGCGTTGTAGTCGTATCTGACTGGTTTCCTTGTGGCCCATAAATAGGTGCGCTAGCCTCAAATGCGGCAGCACTATCAGGTGCTACCGTCGCGTTCGTCACATTCTTTATGTTCGGTGTGTTTAGGTTCGGCGGCACGACAGAAGCAGGCGCAGCACCGGCAACATACACCATCGTAGTCGCAGGCGTTCCGTCAGGAATCTGAGCTTGTGAACTCGCAATCAAATTGCCTAGGATCACAGCGCACGCAAGCAAAGAAAGAAGCGCAAGCAGCGTGAGCTTGCGCCTATCTCGCGGAGTAAGTTCTATCTGAACTTTCATTATCGAAGCACCTCGCGGAACTCACCAATACAAACAAGCAGCTCTTTGCCGCCCTCAGTCTCTTTAACCTTAGCCATATCGCAGCTTTCGCACAAGTCTTCAAGCTCGTAGAACTCAATATTGTCTCGCTTACAAAGATATGTTGTCATTTAACATCCTCCATCCATCGGGTCTAGCGGCTCGATCCATTGGCCGCCGAGACAAAGTTGTTCGCACTCGAAGCCACTCAAATACCAGCCTTCGAGAACATCCTGCATTTCAATCCGGCAATATCCTCTCTGGAATTGCCGAAGCGCAGCGCCGCACTCTATCAACGCATATAACTGTTTGAACTGGCTTGGGGAATACCCTTTGCGATCTAACAGCACATTCATATCTGAGATCACAGCGGTTACGTCAGTCTTTGGTGCTTCAAACCGAGGCTCGGCAGAAAACAGAAGATCAAAACCGGCCCGGCATATCAGCTTACGCGGATCATCACCGAGAGATGTTTGAGACGTCAATGTGTCAGTTATGATCCTCACCCTCGCCTCGCGCCTCTCGCGATTATCTTCATCAATCGTCGAGTGGATAAACCGCCTGTTTGCTTGGTCGTCTTTGATCCCCAACACGCTCGAAACCCAAACGGCTCTCGGCCCTTTGACGGTCAGGTTCATAGACTTCTGGCCGCTTGTAGCCTTATGCGTGTAAGAGCTAAACTCATTCAGTTCAGCAAACGCTTTCAGCGCCGTGAAGGCTTTTGAATCGGCGATCTCAGTGATACAAATTATGCAGTTCTTGAAGTGGTCAGGGTTCATAGTCCAGCCGTTCTTAACTCCCGGCACCGGAACGCGCATCTCATAATACAAAACCTGCGGCGTGACGGACGAATAAAGAACCACGTTCTTAACTGGCAAAATCTTAGCTACGTTCTCAATGAGATCATTCTTGCCGCTGCCTGTCTTGCCGGTCATCGCGAAGTGCAAGAGCGCTGACTTAGAACTGAAGCTCGCTCGCAATGCTCCGCGAAGCAAAAGTTGTCGCAAGTTACAATCTCCGGCGTGATATTCACCGATGATCTTTGAACAATACTGATGGAATGAACCATTCATCAGCATACGGTAAGCCTCGGCATAGATGATCGTTCTATTTCGATCAAGTGATGTGCCGACTAACCGTTCAACTTCGCGGATCGCATACTGTTTGCGCTGGTCAACGGTTCGCTTTTGCAGCTGCACTTTCTTGAACGGCTCAAAAGCAGCAATCTCGCGGATCAAAGGGTCGGACATCGGTTTCATTGGTTTCGCAACCGGCTCAACTATTGGCTTAATTGGTTCGGGCTCAGGCTCATACGGCCCAAAGACTAGCTCTTCCCAAATCTCGCCGTTAATTACTTTCTGTATCGTTTCCAACATTGACCTCACCTTTCATTTTCTCTTTCGCCTGATTCGTTTTGGTAGCTATCGACGCTTGGTATTCAGCGTTTAATTCAGGGTGAACTGGGAGTCCCGGATTGTTCGCAACCACGCACCGCTCGCAATGCTTTGTGCAAAGGCAGTAATGTTCTCTGTCCTTCCAGTATCCAAGCTTGCAGTTCTTAACTTGTTCTTGGCTATACAAACTATTGCACTTTTTCATACAGCAAAACCTCCATTTTAGAATTTCAAACCCGCCAGTGCTTCCAATGCCGAACCGCTGCTAATCATGTCAGAGTTACGGTCATCTTTTACCCTCGTCGCTGTCAAGTCAGCAGTCCAACCTATATTTTCGACCGAGCCGAGTAGAATCTTCACCAGTTTTCGTCTCTCTTTGAATTGATAGAGACAAATTCCTGACAAAAGTTCTTCATTGCCTACCTCGCAAGCCGAGACGAAACAAAAATAATGCTTCAGGTCTTTACTCGGCTTACCTTTCGGTGCTTTGTAATATGTCATGCTTTGCTTCCAGATTCACAAGTCCTTCCACCAACTTACTCAGTGACGAAGCCGAACCATATTTTCTCTGAATGTGAGTTACAAAATTCTCGGATTCGCTTTTTTGTGAAAAATTTTCCATAGGATTTTCCTCACTTTCTGGCCCATCGCATGATTATTTTTTGAATCCTGATTATTTCTCTGAGCGTTTTGTTTTCATTGTATTGTTCTTTATACGCATTTGAGAACAGTTCAGCTCTTCCGTATTCTCGCCAATATGACTCTTCTGAAACTTTCATTTTAACCTCCCTTTGGCCGCTTCGCCCTATCGGAGCCGACATACAAAGAAAGTGAGGCTTACGCCTCTAAACTTCCATCTTGAAATTTGAACAAAACGCCTTTTAGGAATTTTGCATCGTTCTCTATTGCCTTTACCAGTCTAGCACATTCCACAGCGGCTTCTTCAACACCCAACCAATAATCATCAACATTCGGATCGGGGTACTGTTCATAAAGCAAATTTATATCGTAGACCGTTTGCTGTAACGAATCGCGGGATTCGCGTAGTTTCGCACCAAAAGACTGCCACATTTTCAAGCCTCCGATTTTGCTTCGCCGCACACTTCCAATGCTCTCGCTTCGCCGTAACTGAATACCCAAAACTCACGGCAACGCGGACAGCATTCCGGCTGTTCTAGCATAGCATCGCACTCGCCAGCATTGCACATCGAATCGCAATCGGTTATAATTCCGTGCTGGTCAACTATCGAGCATTCTTGCGCTTTAAACAACGCTTCATCGTCGGATACACAATACTTGACAAAGACCGAGCGGCCAGTGGCGGCTCGGATTCGCCCTTGTAAAACTTCAATCTCAGTTTTTATCTTCATCTTCCTTTGTCACCTCGTATTTTAGAAGCGGATCGCCTGTCGGCCTATCTTCCGGTTCAACTTCAAGTTCTAAACTTGCTTGCTTCGTCGTATCTAAGACTGGCGCAACCCAATCTCTCTCGCTTTTCCGGCTCTTCAAGTGATAACCGCCTTGATAAGCCGACCGTTTCTTACGCAGTTCTAATGCCATCTTCAATTATCCCCCATTTGTCGGAGCCCTCTATTTGATATTCAGGGCATCGAATCTCGCCATCATAAACAGCGGCTTCACAGCGATTCGCGCACAGGTCGCACTCATCGGATTCGCAATTCTGGCATTTACAACAGCGATCAAGCAGCTCATTCCAGAACTTACAATTTCTCAAGCATTTAGGCATACTCATAATGAATCGACTCCTTAGCGGCTCGGATTCGCTCTTTTAGCTCTTCTGAATCCGGTTCAAGTGTAGTCCAGCTATCTTCATTTGAGTGATAGCATACTATCTCGTTTTGTATTTCAAGCATTTTCAAAACCTCTTTTGGCCTCACGCTCCACTAAGGAAGCGGTCATCGTTTACGAAAAAAGGAAGGATTGAACCTTCTATTTCTCTTGTGATCTTGCTATTATCTATAGCAAGAAACATAGCGCCGAAAACGGCCAGCCAATAATCGGGATGCAGAAAAAGAAAATGGCCATAATTAAAACGACCGTTGACTTCCGCATCATATTACCGGCAAAGATTGTATAGTCGCCATCGTCTTTCATTTTGACCTCCTTAAGGGTCGCGCGTGACGTGAACTATCTTGTCTGTTTTCGCGTCAATGTAGAATTTTTGATACTTAATCTTGCCGAGTGCAAGCCAGTAAGCTTCATATTTCACGCACCCGTCTAGTTCACAGTCCGTGTATTCTCGGATCGAAAGATACGCCACTACCGCAGGCCGCGTATCATGGTTCGTCGTGCCGTCCCTCACCCATTTCGCAATCGCGGCAATATGCTTCGCGTTCGTTGCCTTTAACATTTCAGCTCCTCCACTACATACTTGACTTCTAATTTTAGAAGTCCCTTTGCTTCGGCTTTCTCTCGGTAAATCTCGTTTATCATAATTGCGTCCCAAATCTTGTTTGACAAACGGCCTCCATTGATAGAACCGATTGTCAGCGACGCGGCTAGATCATCAAGCCCCTGTAAAGTGGCTTTGATTTCTTTGAATATCTCTTCGTTTGTTTTCATTTCGGATCACCACGGAGTAGGACGGTCAAGTTGCTCACGTTCCAGCTCGTTTCGAGCCTCTTCAAGTGCAAGCTCAAGTCTCTCGCACCGTTTAAACAGATCAAGATTCTCACCGGATAGACGGCTTACTTCTTTTGACAAAGCAAGCCTCACGGTAGCGTTCTCAAGTTCTAAGTCTTCAACTTGACCTGATAGTTCATCAACTGTGCTGCAATCATCGGCGCAGCTTCCGCCGCAATTAATTTCTTGATATTTTAACATCACATCTTCATTCATAATTTAGGCCTCCGATTTCTCAGCTTGCCAGTTTATAGTAGTCAGGCTCGCCTCAAGTGCTTCTTTGAGTGTAGACTTAGGAGCTTCTAAATGCTCGGATTCAACGCTGAAAGTCTCGCCAGCAGCTTTAGTTGCGATTAATGCTTCCATATCAGCTTTGAACGTGTCAGTGAACTTCGACATATCAAGTTCATCGACCGAACCCTGATCTATAATCATCCTTGCGAGCTTCAGTTCATCCTCGGATACTTCCGGCTCAGTCACGGCTAGCTCTTCAATATCTCTAAGTTCATCGAGATAATTCAAAGAAGTTAGCAATAGGCCTGACTTGTAAGCCTCAATCGCGCACGTATATTCTTTTTCGCGCATCGTGAACGTTCCAATAGCGATTTTACCACATTCGCGCAGCGCATTTCTCAATAGGAAAAACGCTTTGTTATCTTGCTTTTTGTCGACCCCCAAGAAATAATGCGAACCAAAATACAACGAGTCTATTTCAAACCTCGGAACAAACTCCTTAATCTTGATTGCGCTCGACTTTTCCGGTCGGATCATCTTAATCTCGTCAGGCGTAACGGTCACGATCTGACCGCCTTGCGTGACGCCTTTAACAATATCCTCTTTTGCTACTTCCTGATCGCAAACCTCGCACCATTTCTTTTGACGGATTCGACCGCCATCGGCTGAATGATGCATGTGCATTTCAAACTTCTTTGCTTCAGTGGCTGCATACAATTTAACCGGCACACTCACCAAACCGAAGCTTATCGTAGCACTTTTTATAGCTCTCGGCATTTTGAATCATCTCCTTTTATTCAAGCCAGCTCAAGTTTTGAACCTTGTTAAGCCGACATAAAAAAAGAGAGGATTTTTGTCCTCAATTAACCCATCAGTACATATCAATCGCCGATAATTGTTCAGCGACCGAAGTTTTCTCAGCCTCATTTTGTAAGCCTCCGGCATTTTCAGCGTCGGGGCTCGCAGCTCTTTAGCTTTCTCACATAGTATAGCTGTATCGTTCATTGTCATTTTTCAAGACTCCCAAAAGTTTACTCATCTCCATAAGTCCCAAAATAGGCCTCATACTCATCTTTTTCGTCTTCGGCGAGTCGTGCGTTGTTCGTTTCAATCTGTGCGCATAACTCCGTGTTTTCGAGGACTAAAACGTCCCTCCAAGTAGGATTTTTAAAACATTCTGAGTAACAACTCATAGTTTCTCTCCAAAAGTTCAACGTCTCCCAAGTTTTGAAACTTGAAACGGTCAAAAGACCGCATAAGAGACGATTAAAAAAGAGAGAAAAAGCCCCAGAAATGCCAATAAATGAGACTTTTTACTTTCGAGCACTGCAAGGTTCACGACGTCGGTTATTCACTCTCATACTTGGCGACACCGACTTAAAGCCACTCTTCTTAATGCCGGTCAACTTCCTACTTGAAAGACCGCACTTTCCAAGACTTGAAAGCCGCATAATCTATTCCTCCAAAAAGTCACAATCAATAAAATCGTTTTTCTCATACTCTTCGTACTCTTCAATTAAGCGCACAATTTCCTGTTTGTAGCTCATATTACGCACCTACGATCAAACTTAGAATATTAACCGCGCCTTGTGGCGTAAGTCCGCTAATGCCGATATTGTGCAGCAGTGCGTAGTTAATCACATACAACAATACAACATTCAAAAGACCACTAAACATAGTTCCATTATACATATTGATTCAACTCCGAGCCTTAAAGCATTTGAAGCTTTCAAAGGCCCATAAAAAAGTAGGGATATACTAAAGTCAGATCATCCCAAAGATCGTATATGAACTTCCTCGATACTTGATAAGGTCGTTTCCCATATCTGCTAACAGTTATCGCTTATCGTGTTAGCACATCAAGCAAGTCTATTTCCTACGTGCTCTCTAGCAGCCATTGCCCCATTGCTCCCCTCGCGCGCCTTAATTAAGGTTATCGCGCTACCCTACTCACATACTGATTCAATACGACTCAATGCCGCGTTTACTGGTGAGCGTTTCCGCTTTGGTTCTATTCAATGGCCCCTAAACTTCAGAGTCGAGCTTTCAACTCGCACCCATAGATTCGACCAGATCAGATTCGCTTCTGGTATTGGTATCGTCCGAGTGTTTGACTCTTGCATTAACATACCATACTATGATTTGATACTATATAAAGCTAGTATATATGACGTGATTGATAGATCGATCAGAGCAAGCAACGAGCATTGAATGATGATAACTGATATAATCCTAAGTTGTAGATAGAAGCCATATTTACCCTTTTTGGCAAATCAAAACGTCAACTCCCCGTACGATTTCTATTTCGGCATTTAAAGACCGTCCTGCCAATCTCTCATATCGTGACTCTTATCATCTTAGAGTTATATCGTAAATTGTGTCGTATTGTAGAATCAAATCTAAACTTACGAGTGATGAACTTGCATTGATTAGCACAAAAAGGTTAATATGAAGCAAGCCTATATAAAGAACAATGACTAAGCGCGAGCCTTTCGATCTTCAACGAGTGAATCTATGTAAGAACTGCGGCATCAACGAAAGAGAAGAACCTTATGGTTGGTGTTCTTCTTGTTTAGACCAACCAAGAAAACCATTTGACAACGAGCAACCAAAGCGCAAGATAAAGAGTGATAGGGCCAAATCTCGACAAGTGTGGAGAATTGCCAACAACAAAACAATCCCTAAAGGTTGGCATATTCACCATATAGATGGCAATGCAATGAATAACGAACCATCTAATCTAGTATGCATCACTCTAGAGAACCACATCAAGATACATCAAGATAAAGGAGATACTGCCGCAGTCATCCTATTAAAGAAGAATAACACAACCCGACTAGACTAATGGTGTTCTTGCCTACTTGTACAATACATTAACACAAGCCGACTAGACTATATAAATAGATATGAACTGATTCACTATTTGCGAAGCAGTTAATCCAATGAGAATAGATCGAGCCTTCACGATGGCTCACTAGCTACTGGTCGCTAGGTAGTCATTTTTACTGAACCTACCTAGACTTTGCGAAGCAGTCAAAGGTGAGCCTTCGCAAAATGCCGCCAGCCATTCCGAGAATCAACAAAAGTCTGGAATTATGGGCAACTCGAAAATTTCTATAGGAGTGGGAATAGATGTGCTCCAATCTCTTTTTCCACCAATCTCCTAATATATAAAGATACCTACGGCTAAAGCTATTTTTGAACCTTAATTACCAAAAGAGGGCCGTCAGTTAGATAGTCCAGATTTTTTTCGAGGCTTTTTTCCCCGATTCTGGTTCCAATCATTCATCAAAGACGTCTGGATTAATCTAGCCCTGTTGATCTTTTTTGAAAATGAAACTGAAAACATAACCATCAGAAGGAAGGAAGAGCCGAACACAAGAAAAGGTGAGGCCAGCGTGTTCGGCTCTCTTAGGATTGCCCTCCTCAACAAAGCGCAATCCTTAGGTGTGGTCTTCCGCTAGTTGCGAGTGCTGCTGAAGCACGTAACGCATTCTTGTCTAGGTATTTAATACTTTTTAAAATTAGTGCCACACCGTTCATCTACGAGCCTCAAGGAACGCATCACGGTTGGTTGCGACGAAAACATTTGCCACCATGGGACTTCTAATGCCCTCGTCGCTGATAGTAAATCAACGCTCAGATTCTTATAGGTTTTTATACAACTCCGGTGCCTACGTCAAGTGTAGATGACAGAAGAGTCTAAAGAGCTTAATGATCCTTGGGATCGTCGAGATGACGAACCTACGAAGGCGTATGAATTATTTTGTTTTTTCCGTGATTATGGCCCCACAAGGACCTATACGGCTGTCCAGAAGAAATACTCAGGAGTCGAGTTTGACCTTCAACCCTCCACATTAAGATCATACGGCAAGAAACACGATTGGATTCGCCGGGCGGAAGCGTATGACGATCATATAATGAAGATGGAGCAGGTCCAAAACGAGAAACTAATCAAGAAATACAAGGCGAAGGCAATCAAGCGAGCTCAGAAACAGTTGGATAAATATTCGGATATGATGGATAATGAAGATGAACTGAATCTAAGCGCTCGAGAGAAGCGTGAGAGATACAAGATGGCGCAGGATACGTTTAATGATATCTTCCAACTCAAGAAGGAGAACAAAACCGAAGTCACTGGAAGCGTGACGATTGTGTTCGGGGATGAGGTTAAGGATGTTTAAAAAGATCGAGGTAAAGGGAAACGTCATTGATTATGTTCAGGAAGGAAATCGATGGGTCCAGCATTGGCCTGCGAACCGCCTTGACGAGATCACTTTAAGTTATGATATGGTTCTCGATCATGTCTGAAACCGATGTAGATCACGGTGATCCACCAACGGACGACGATGACCGGTGGGCAACGATATTCCGGTATTGGATGCACCACACGGAAGAAGAGGTTAAGGACGTATGAGCCCTCCGAAAGGCGAGACTCCGGCGTCAACGTATTACAAGAAATGGGTTGCAGATAGAAAGAAGATTTTCGTTTCAAGTGAAGATCACAATTGGATGATGAAACGGGCTGGAATGTTGCAGGCCGTGGATGGTAAAAGTAAGTCTATGGAAGACGTTGTAGCGTGGATGGTGCAATACATTCAGAGGCGTGAAGATGTTTGAATCTGACTTGGAAGCACTTAGAGACGATTTGGTGGAAGCATTAGACCCGTTATTTCGCTCGATAGAAGTTGTAGAAAGAGCAATAGGTGAACTAAAATGGAAGTATCGTATCTTAATGTAGTGGTGACAATCATTTTGATTGTTGAGATATTGATCTGGTTAGGGATCAGGTGAAAACAAATGGCAAAGAAAGCAGCTAAGGTTCCGGCGAAGCCTGCAAAGGCAAATAGCAAAGCAAACTTCGGTGCGCGGATGGCCGCAGCGCGAGCGGCTAAGAAAAAGGGGAAGTGAATTAACGATGGCACGTGGAAAAGTAACGGTTGGAAAGAAGCAGACTGTTAGACAAGGCAATGCAGCGGTTCCTGGTTATTCAGCAGCAGTCGCATCGGGATCAGCTGCGTCGGACGCCGGTTTCCAGAAACCCGTTAGCGCCAGTCCGGCAGCGGTCGCAACGGGTGCGAATGTAAGCAGCGCACCAATCGTCGGAGCTGCAGGCGCAGGAACGCCGTCAATGAAAACCGGCACGCGCACAAAGCCAGTGCAAGGACCTGTGCCAAACATCGGCGCGAGGACTAAGGTCAAAGGCGGTAAGGTTCCGAACACCGGAAGCATCAATCGTCCGAAACAAGGCCCAGGGCCAAACGTAGGAACTCGAAACCCCGCGAGAGCCGTTGGGACGCCGCCAAACGTAGGAACGCGCACAAAGCCAGTAACGAAGACTCAGCCGAATGTAGGAACGCGGACCAGACCTAAGTAATGTCATTCAAACATTCGATGGGACGCAACAACAAGGCGCGATGCAAGGACGGCAGTCACTTGGAGTATGAAATCATCAATGTAGACAAAGGCAGTAAAGACTCATATATGGCGTCCAACGAGTCGTACCACGGTGGATCAAATGATTCAGACTCCGGAACGGCTCACGTATTCTTTCGATTATCGTAAGGAACGAACCGAACCCGAACTGAAAGATGAATCTGTTCCGTTGAAACCCGTAAGTCAACCGTGGATGTAAATGTTTGAACACGAAGGCGAAGGTTGTGACCTGCGATGCCACCAAACGGCAGAACAGATTGCTCGTCGCTATATGGATAACTTACAGAATCTAATGCGTAATGCGGAAGGGATCACGTTGAAAGTCTATTACGAGGCTGCGTTCGCGCAGGAGGACAGATGACTGCAGACAAAGACGACCTCGAGAACGAAGACCGGCATATCCTGACGCTTGAAAACGAACTCGAAGCAACCGATGGCGGTCAGGACGAAGACGAGACCAACGAAGACGAGCCTCGAGACGAGGAAGCCTCAGAACAAGAGGATCAAAACGACGAAGGGGAGGGTTGATAATGCCAATTCAAAAGAAAGGTAAAGGTAAAGGACTGAAGAAGAAAGGCGCGAAGGGTGGTTACACTCTTACGAGTCCTAAGACTGGCAAGGTTCTTGCACAAGGATCGAAGGCAGCCGTTACCAAGAGAGCAAAACAGATCGCATTCTTTAGAAAGCAATAACGAGGTGAGCTTCTTTGGACAACTCTTCCGGATGTTCTTTCTCCGTTGACGAAAATAAGCTCGTATTAAGGGTTTCCAGAAGCGATTTTGGAATAATTAAGCAACATTTAGCGGATAATCAAGCGCGAGGCAAGAGATTAACGATAATTCGCATCGAAATCACACCGGAAAACGTCAAATTAAAGACCGTCCAGAAGGCCGTTGAACAACTTACTGGCAGTGTATTGCTCCGATTGGAATCTGATTAATCGTTTCCCGTAGGAAACACGTAATGGCAACAGCGAAAGGTCGGCGAATTAAATCGCCGTGGAAGAGAGATGAACGTGTAGATGGCGATATCGACCACATCGACCTTGACCTTGGCGATGACGACATTCCCTTTCAACCCGAATCACACGATATCGAGGCTCTGAAGTTAGGCGCAGAACCTCCTGAATACGGCCCCGAGATCATTGGCCGTGAAGTAAGGCCTCGTGCTTTTCCCCAAAAGAGTTTTCTTCCATTTTTCTTAGAGAAGCGACGCTATCTAGTGGCCGAAGGCGGTGCAGGTGCTGGCAAGTCAGTCGCCGCGGCGCAGAAAGTCATAATGAAGTCGCTCAAGTATCCTAATTCAATGACGATCGTAATGCGAGCGTGGTCGCCACGGTTGCGCGTTACGGCTTACCGAATGCTCATTCAGATTTTGAATGAGAATCTGATCCCGTATCATCCCAACAACACCACTATGAAGATCACGTTCGAGAACGGATCAGTCATACAAGGAATGGCGATCGTGGATTCTCAAGGCGGTGAGGTTGCAGCCTCAATCAAGTCCCTTACCGATATCTCAGGGATGTGGATTGAGGAGCCGACAGAGCTTTCACTTGAAGAATTTGAGATGATCCGGATGCGCCTTCGTGGCCGTGAACTTCCCGAAGGACAATCCCGACAACTTATCTTAACATTCAATCCTATCGACCGGAACCATTGGTTGCACGAACTGTTCTTTGACGCACAGGATCAACCATTGGAAGATGAAGACACAAGCGTTCGCCACTACACCTATAAAGACAACGAGTTTATTGATGAGGCTTACAAGAAATCCCTTGAGAATATCAAGGACAAGAACCGATTCAAGGTGTACACGCTCGGACTCTGGGGTGAACTCGGAGCGATGGTCTATGAGAACTGGGAGCCGTGGGGCTTCGAGCCGAGAGAGACGAAGTTCGATACGATCATCGGAGGTGCTGACTTCGGTTACTCGCACCCTTCAGCCTTCTGCGTGATGGGCATTGACGATGAGAACCACGACCTCTACGTCATTGACGAGGTGTATCAGCGCGAGGAGCTTAACCGAGACTTCATTGATTCAATCAAGTCCAAATTGAACGCGAATGGCATAGCCGAAAACATCCCTATTTATTGTGACTCGGCGAATCCTGCGAGCATCAAAGAGATGCAGATTGGCGGATTAAACGCGCAGCCAGCGCAGAAGAATGTCCTCGACGGCATTGGCGCCGTTAGGCAATATAGTATCAAGATTCATACTCAATGCGACCACTTCCTTTCTGAAATCGGCGGCTACCAACGAGCGAAGGATCAGGCGGGTAGAGTTATGGAACTGCCGAACAAGAAAGCAGGCTTCGATGATCTTATGGACGCTATGAGATACGGCGTCTACACTTTTTCCCTGACACGCCGGCTTTACAAAAGCATTATGCCAGGAGTCAGCTACGGGCGCGGACCCTACGAATACATTGACCAGTTGTGATTAACAATGGCACCTACTAAAAAAGCTACAGGCAAGAAGACTCCGGCGAAACGCCGAGCGCCAGGAGCCGGACGGCCTGCCGGTTCAATGGCTGAGATCGGTAAGCCAGGACTGCGAGAAGCTTATGGGTTCATCTTAGAAGAGTGGCTTCCTAAGTTACAGAACCGCAAGCAACGGCTTCGCACCTATAAGACTATGATGGGGACCGACGCCACGGTTGCGGCTGTCGGCAACGCTACGAAGATGGCTATCCATCAGGTCGAGTTTTTCATACAACCTGCCGGAACGCTTAGCGGCGACAAGGCCTTCGCAGACTTTGCTACTGATTGTATTTTCAATTCACTCGATATGTCGTGGCAGGAGAAGTTGAATGAGATCCTAACCTATCCTGATATGGGCTTCGGTTTGTTTGAGATGGTTTGGATGCGCCGCCCTGACGGCCACATAGGCTGGAAGAAGTGGGGATTCAGGCCACAAGAAACCGTTTACCAGTGGACATTCGACCCGACGACGCAGGAGCTCACAGGCTTCAAACAGCAAGTGCTTATTCCTGCATCAGAATTTATCGCTATCCCGATAGAGAAGTGCATTCACTTCCGCCACAACAGCACCAAGAACAACCCTGAAGGTGAAAGTTGGTGGCGCGGTGTCTATATGGCTTGGTACGCGAAACACAAACTCGAGCTTATCGAGCTTATCGGCATTGAGCGAAACGTAGCGGGACTGCCAGAAGTGCGAATCCCGTCCGAGAACTGGCTTTCTAAGAACAGAAAAGTGCTCAAGAAGTATCAGGACATTGCCGATAACGTTCGCAGAAATGAAGACGCTAACTTTGTTATCCCTTCAGATGTGTGGCCAGCAACCAGCGTCCCGATGTATGCGATAGGTCTTACCGGCGGCCAGCAACTTACCACACGTCAAACAGGACTTCCTACAATCCAGCCTATCCAAAGATACCAGGCAGAGATCGCTCGAGGACTGCAGGCTGACTTTATGCTGCTTCCAACAGGCGGTCCAGGTTCCTACGCACTCTCGAGCAATAAATCGAGTTTCTTTGTTATGTTTATCGAATCAATCTGCGATGCTATCTGCGAAACAATAAACAAGCAGGCGATGACGCAGTTGGCCGAATACAACGACTTCGGCGCAGTTTCAGGCATTCCGAAACTGGTTCACGGCAACGTCGCTAAGACTGAGGTTGATGACCTCGGCAAGTTGATGGCGAACCTCGTCAAGGCGAGCGCAGCGATTTTCCCCAACGACGACCTCTTGAATGCAATACTCGACGAGGCGGGACTGCCACACGTGGACACAACTGCGAACAACGAGATTGCCAACCACATTAAAGAAGCGATGGCAGCAGCAGCAGCAGCCACACCACAGCAGGCAGCGTGGGTAGAAGGGCCGACAACTAACGAGACGTCAGCGGACCTCGCAGGCACAACAGTCACAGCGGCAGAACCACAGGCACGCGCCGCTGCAGCGCCTCCGCCGTTGGCCAAGCCGACGCAGGCGCCTACTAAACCTAAACCCAAAAAGAAGGTAACAGCACGAACTAAGACGAGGAGGGCATAAGATATGTCGATTTCAGAACAAGAATTAGAGAAGGGCGCCCTGGATCAATCGCTCATTGCTTCAGTGAGCGTCACACCAGCCGTCCTCGGTAAGTTTTCGGACGCACAACTCGCTAAGGCGTGGGGAGCCTATAACGAATGGTTCGGCGACGCAATCCGAATGGATCAGCCAGCGCACGCATTCGTCACGCCAGGCGAGAACATTTACAACGAAATGAAAAAGCGTGGCTTGCGGATCAGCAACCGTATGCCGCTTTCTCCAATGTTCACCAATCCAAAAGAGGTGAATCTGCCGTTAGCCAAAGCAGGTATGCCAATGGCCTCGGCAGGAACTACGTGGGATGAGGGTGCCGCAAGAGCCGCACTTCGGAAATGGGCTACAAAACCAGATGGAACAGTTGATACGGCCAAGTACGGACAGGGCTTCTTGTTTCACGGCACCCCGTCAACTTTACTGACGTCATACAAATTCCCCATAGCGACAGTTATAAACGGGACACTTACTGCGGTGCCGAATGCGATTCGAGCGGCAAAAGGGCGCTTGCTTGGAAGCAGTATTCCTGCCGCTGCTAAAGCTCGAATCGCCTCAGTCCTGGCAGGTTATTCAAAGCGGCTCGGCTGGAACGATATGCACAAGAGCGCCGTGGAACCGCAAATACCAGTCCTAAAAGAAGGACAGCCACTCATAGCATTCGTTGAAGGTTCGCCGGATGAGACTGAGCTAAAACGCGGCAAACCAATGGTAGGCGTCGCGGGAGCGATGTTCGATACGAATTACCTCGCGCCGCTAGGATTGAAGCGGTCTGACGTAGCAATCCTGCATCAGGTTCCGGATATGCTGAGGGGCAAAGACGGCCACGCTCGCGGACCTAAACCTAATGAAGTCCTTGAATGGCAAGACAACCTCGCACAAGAACTTGACAACCTTGATCCGGACCTCACGATAGCGCTCGGCCAGGGCGTAGGCGACACTATCATGGCAGACTTTGTGCTGCCACATCCGAAAGTCCTCACGAAGATGGCTAAGTCTGGCTCTGTAAACCTCGCCGCTTCGGAGCTCGTTCGTAAGATTAAGGTAATAAAAGGAGTTTTAGCTGGTGGGATCGAGCCTCAGTTCGTGGCAATCGACATGGCGAAAGCCGCAGCGTTACCACTAGCGCACGAAGATATTGGCTGGAACGAAGGACAGGCACGCAAAACACTCAAAGCGTGGGCTAAGAAGCCTGACGGAACGATTGACACGGGCAAATATGGGCGAGCCTTCCTATATGATCCAGGGACCGGAAAAACAAGCGACATGAAATTCCCGATCGCTACGGTCATTGATGGTGTATTATTTGCTATTCCTGACGCCATTCGCGCAGCGAAAGAAAGGTTTGATCAGGCGCAGGGAATACCGGCTGCAGACAAAGCAAAGATAGCCGGACAATTAGCTGCTTACTCGAAGAAATTGGGCTGGCCGACCGGAACATCCGGTGATACAAATAGCACAAGTTCAAATATGAGTAAGTCCGCTACGTTATCTGATAACGAGCATCAATTCGGGCTGTTTATGGCCGATGCCCCTGACAAAAGGAACGTGGTGCAAGGGGTTGTTTATGCGCCGAACCAGCTGGATGACCAAAACCATTGGGCGCCCCCGGAAGTTTTGACAGACGCGGCACATTGGTATATGGAGCATTCGCAGCTGGCGGATACCGAGCACCAGAAACTGGCCGACGCACGAGTTGTTGAGAGTTACATCACGAGCCAACCTGAAAAGCTTGGAGATCGTGACATACCTGTTGGCAGTTGGCGTGTAGCACACAGCGTTTCAGACGACCTGAAAAAGGAAATCGACGCTGGAACCTACAAGGGTCAGAGCATGTTCGGGAGATTAGAAGGCCTCTACGGCGAAGCTCCGCCTGGATATATGGCGAAGAACACCGGAGATGTCGATACGATCCTGAAACTGACAAAGATACGACCGGCAACGGTCGGGTTCGTTGCACAAGCAGCGAACAAAATGCACACGATAGTAGCGACCTGTGAAGGCGCAGACTGCCCATTGAATTAAAAAATAGGAGAACATCATGGAAGACAATTTCATGGAGACTCTTCCAGAGTTGGACGCAACAGTTGACGCAAAGCTTACTGAACTCTTTGAAAAAGAAGGGACGAGTGAGCAGGTCCAGGAATATACACGCCTCGGCGTGCGTTCACTGGCACTTGGCGCTGACGAATTAAAGGGCGTCGTAGGCTCGCTGCCTCAACTACTTGGCGGCGAAAAACCTGCAGAGACTCCGGAAGTAAAGACAGGGATGGCAAAGAGCGGAAGCGAACTGCCTGATCTGGCAAACGTCCCGAAGGAAGCGAAGCCTTACGTCGAAATGCTTCTCAAAAAGAGCGCAGAGAATGAGAAGATCGCTAAAGAGGCGATGGCGAAGGCCGCTAAATACGAAGAAGAAAGACAAGTCGAAGTCTTCGGAAACAAGGCGAAGGATTTTGAGAACCTTGCGATTCCGGACCTCGCCAACATCCTGCGCGAAGTCGCGACCAAAGCGCCAGACGTCTACAAAGGTCTGGAAGACGGTCTTACCGGCACAAGCAAGCTGATGGCGAAGAGCATGACAGCAAGCAAGTCTTTCGAGGAACTTGGCAAAGGCTACACTCCTGACTCGCCGCAAGGCAAAGTTGATGCTATCGTAAAGCAAGCAATGGAGAAAGCCGGCGGCAAGGTCAAGAAAACAGCTCTGCTTCGTGAAGCCTACAATACTTCAGGCGCTTACGAAGACGAGATTGAGACGCGAAGGGGTCGAGCGTAATGGCAACTGAACAAATGGGCAATGTATATTCGATGCATGCATATACGAGCATCTGCACTGCCGACATTACGAACCCAACAGGCCTCATTTACTCAGTCGTTCAGATCGACAGCAACGGACGAGCCGCTATCGGAGCTACAGCCGCGCCTTCAATGGGCATACTTCAAACCAACCCGCGAAACTTGGATGACATTTGCATGGTTATGACAACCGGCAAATCGTTCTACCTTGTGGGAGTTGGCGGAGCAATCCCAGGGTGGGCTATGGAAGCCTCGAACGATGGATCAGGAACCCTCATTCACGCAACTGGATCAAACCCAATCGTCGGTGTAGCGATGACTCAGCAAGCCGCTGGCGACATAGGCGAAGTTCTACTCGACAACAAGGGTCCAAGCCTCGGCGTATCCGCAGGCGCACCAGTGATTCAACCAGTGAGAATACCACTCGCTACACTTCTGAGTGACGGGAATATCGTCACAGGCATTCCGGTTCCTGCAACGGGGACTATCAAGTCAATGTATGCGGTGATTGATACACCTTGCAGTGTAGCAGGCAAGAGCGGTTCGCTAACGTTGACCTCGACTGCAGGCGTAGTAACCGGCGGTGTGCTATCGCTCACGTCGGCGAATTGTGGTCAGGCAGGTGCAACAGCGGCTATCCAAGCTTCCGCAATCGGCGGCGCAGGTGCATCAGTAACAGCAGCAACGACACTCGGTTTAGCCTACGCGCACAGCACGACCTTTACGAATGCGGACACCGGAGCAATTTGGGTGTTCTTTGTGACTTCGACATAAGGAGGTGAAGAAAAATGGAACCAACCTATGACATGATGCACATCAGCAGGGCGCTCACTAATTACAGTGAGGAATACACCCAAGCCGATGATGCGTTCGTAGCAAGTTTAGTGTGTCCCAACCTCCCCGTCGAGGACAAAGCAGGTCAGTATTGGAAGTACAACCAAGAAGACTTCATGAGGGATGAGGTTCAGGAACGCGCTGCAGGGACTCCATCGGTCGCGACAGAATACGGCCTAACCAAAGGCACGTATGCAGTCAAGCGATGGGCCTTGAAGAAAATCCTCACAGACGAGGACTTTAAGATCGCGGACTCAATCTTCGATCTACACGCCGACGCGACGGAACTGTTGACCGACAAGATGCTTCTCAAAAGAGAAAGTGACCTTATCGCAACCGCGATGACCGCAAACTCTTGGGATTCTGGCAACCAGTTTACCGGAGAAGCGCAGACGGCAAACCCGACCGGGGTATCCGGAGGTTCAACGTTCTGCTACTGGTCTGACCGGACCAACAGCTCCCCTGTTGACGACATTCTGAACGCAGCGACGGACCAGCAAGAACTTACCGGCAAGTATCCGAACACACTGATTATTGGGCCTCGGGTTTTCTTAGCATTAAAGATGCACCCCGATATTAAAGACCAATACCAGTATGTCAGTGCCGACTCGATCACGGTCGAGATGCTCGCACGTGTTCTCGAAATCGACAACATCTACGTACCGAAGGTAGTCACCAACACCGCAAAGCGTGGACAGACCCCCGTATTCAAGTTTAGTTACGGGAAAGACGCGCTTCTGTGCTACACAGCACCCAACATTGGGCCTAAGACAGCGACCTCAATGGTCACGCTGACTTGGAGCAATGCGCCGGGGGCTGCGGCTGGCGGTCAGGCTATCTCGGAATGGGTCGACCCCGAGACGAAGACAAACAAACTAGAGATCGAAGCTTTCTGGGCCTCAAAGGTAGTCGCTACTCGCATGGGCAGCTACTTCACCGGCGCAGTGGCTTAAACGAACGACGTATCAAAGGTGAGAAAATGCACTTCACGTACGGAGCTGTTCTTACAGACGTAGCAAACGTGGCAGATTGCCCTCTTGATTGGGTGCGTTTTCTCATCGGAGATACCGACGTTGATGATCCACAGAACCAGTTACTCGCCGACGAAGAAGTTCTAGCGCTTATTGGACTCATAGTTGACAAGGATGACCTTCACGCGCCGGCTGCGGATTGCGCGGAAGCCGTCGCAACCAAATATAGGAAGTATCCGCCTGAACGCACCGGCGCTTTATCGAACTCTGATCCGCGCTACATCGTTCAGCAATACGAAGAGCTGTCTGAGATTCTTAGAAGTCACGTATCCGGTGAGCCAATGGTCTATGCTGGCGGCCTTAATAGACAAAAGTATCCGCGAGCATTCGTTCAGGATATATGGGAGGATACGAGATATTGAGACTCCCGCGTTTCATTTATTTTGGTGATACGATCGACATAGAAAGCAAGCCAGACGAACAAACTGCAGGCTCCGGCTGGCTCGACGAGTGGCCTACGTTCTTATCGAATGTTCCAGCAAAGGTAATCCCGACAAATGCAGAAGAGATTATCGTTGGTGACAGACCTCAAGCTGAAATCGTTTATTCTATTATTTTAAAGTCAGATGTAAGGGGACTTGAATCTTCAATGCGTGTGATCTGGAAAAACCGAGAGTTATATATCACGGCAATCATGCCAGAAGTAGATAACAACGGCCTTCAGATTATAACGGCGCGAGAGCGCCAATATGACCTTACATAGGAGGTGATAACGGTGACGAAAAAGAAAGCAACGGAAAATGATAAAGTTCTGCGATCCGCAAACACAGCGACAGACCTTGCAGCGGCCGCAGTTGCGGTTCAACTCGTAGGAACCGATATTGGAAGTCCTAACGCTACCGGCAAAGCATATAAAAGCCTGCGTGCGACTCGTATGGAGCGCGATATGGTTAAGAAACTGAATCGTGCGGCAGGACGGTTGCACAGGTTATAATTGAAAAATATCATTAGAATGGCGGTAGGTGGAAAAAACTAATGACAACCAAAACAGTTTATGTTTTAGATCGACGTCGCAACCTTATCGAATGCGACATGATCGTTTATGAGTCCGATACGGGGGTATTCACTCTCGCGGACGGCACCGTTGTCGCTGCGGAAGTAGCAGCTAATTCGATAACGGAAGCTCAGATCGCGCTAGGAGCGCTTACAACTGCTTCTTTGAACCCTGCGGCAGGCATAACTTCAGGGCAACTTGCGGGAAGTATAGCGCAGTCGAAACTTGCAGGTGGCATTTTATCAACGCAACTAGCCGCAGGCGTGGCTAAGGTTCTTTCTGGAACCGTCACGTATAACGACGGCAAGAGTGCAAACCCAATTATCACAATACCTGCGAATGCACTTGTAACCGACGTGATCGCTGTTTGCACAACCGCATTTAACGGAACCGCAGTCACGATTGACCTCGGCGATGACAGCAATGCCAGTAACTTCATAGGCAATGCAAACGTGGGGCTCACGCTTAACGCGGTTTCGGGTCAGAAATGCTCCGATAGAGGATCAAACCTTTGGCTTACCGGCACACAAAGCGCCACGACCCCATTTGGCGTATCGGTATGGCCTACGCCGTTGCGAAAGTTTTACGCAGCTACGAACCACTTGAACTCGACACTCGGTTACACGGGGACGTCTAAAGGAACCGCCGGCGCGATGACCGTGTATCTCGCGTATATAGCTCTCGCGTGAGGTGAAAAGATGCAACCAGTAAGGATTTTCATTGGGGTCGACAACGATACGGGTACTTTTATTCCTCTAAATGTTGATGCAAACGGAAACATGGGCGTCAACATGGAAGGCGAACTGGCAGTTGGTGAACTCCAACTCGCGGCAACCGATCCGGGACTACTTGCACTCGCCACGGCACTCGCGGGCGTTTCGCCTAAGACACTCGCGGACATCTACACGCTTGCTTCATCCGGCGCAGGTCTGAAAGTGACCGGAGCTGTAACCACGTCGGGAACCGCAACAGTTAGTGGAACTGTCGCCGTTTCAACTCTGCCTGATGCAGCGAACGCGGTGCTTACGGCGGTTAAAGACCAGCTCACCGATTACCTCGCAACGCGAGAAGCACCATCAACATCAATCGTCAGCGGTCAAAACGCTTCAATACCGGCGAACGCATCGACGGCAGTCGTGCTCACAACAAGTCAGGCGTGCGCAGAAGTGACTATCCAAGCACCGGCGGCAAATAACGTATCAATCCTGTTCGGCTCAGGAACCGGAACGTGCTATATGGAACTTGCACCCGGAAGAGACTTCACACTTCCCGTGTCGAATGTCAATCTGATTTATGTAAAGAGCTCAACATCAGACACATCTCCTAAAGTGAATTGGATTGCGAGGGCGTAATTATGCGGCGGCACGGCTTTGGGGATACCGGCACCCCAATACGAGCTAATCTACCGTATGAGGCAAACTGCGTTATTAAGTATGCCGATTGGCCCGTCAGCGGAACAACCATCGTTAATGAAGGTACAGGCGGTGCGACTTACAACGCAACCGCCGTGCAGAACGATATAGTCACACTTCCTAGTAAAGCGACCGCGTGGCAGTTCAGCACAACCGCATTAACCGATGTTCTCTCATTATCTACCGCGCCTGTGACTGATAACGTCGGCGCTCATACGATGGAGTTTCTTTACAAGTATGGAGGGGCTGCCAATAGCGAACTGTTCTATAAAGGAAAAGGTGACTGGACGCCTTCATACACGATAGGAGTTACTAATTGGTCTGGTTATAATTTTGTACATATTGCTAGGGATGATACAACCGCATCGTGGGGTGCCCCGTATCTCCACTGGATTGCAACAAGTACTCCGTTACTATCAGGGAATTGGTATGATATTCAAATCACTGCGGATTGGAGTAACCTCACAAATACCCCTACAATAACCATAAACGGAGTAGTGGAAGCGATTTATTCTGAATCAATAGGGGTAGTCACTGCATACATGAATGATGCCGGTGGCCCTATGTGGTTGGGGAATTATGTCAATCAGTACAACAATTTTGGAACTCTCGCTCAGTATCGGTTTCATACGGGCATACTCACCCCCGCACGGCTTCAACAGAACCTCCTTGCGGATATGTGGAGAGTAGGAGCGTTAGGACCGTGAGTGATACAATCGGTTTAGCATGGCAGCGTCGCGCCGATGCTTATGCACGCCTTGAGAACTTAGATGGGCTCTCTAATCCAGAAGTGATAGCGCACTGCAACAATATTGCACCCTATAAAGGGATGGGTCGTGTGAACATGACCGACAACGGTGCGATTGGCCCCGTTCAGAACGCAAACGGAACCGGCTGCGGTTATGATGACTCGATAGACGGTGTAGCCGCGAACGGTCAGGCAATGTGGATATTTCCCCCTTATTACTACTGGACGCTACACACGCCCTCTATAGATGACACTTACCGCTGGTTCATCTCGCCAACAGGCTCACCCTCCGACACAGTAAGTAGCTCAAGTTATGCAGGTTTACCAGATTACACGCCACCTGACCCGATACCGTGGAAGTTGAACCCCACATTCATACGAGGTGGCATAAAGGTTCCGTGGATCGCACTTGGGGCGTTTGAAGGCTTTGTCAATGGTCCATTGTTAGAATCCAAAGTTGGCGTCATTCCGACAACGGGACTCACTGTTGACCAGTTCCGCACGGCAGCGCAGAACCGAGGTGCAGGGTGGGGAATGCAGGATTTCTACACCACAAACGCAATGCAACTTGCGTTCCTCATCTGGAACGGCGGCTTTAATTCGTGGGGGTGGCAGCCGCAGGGTACTGAAATCTCCCTAGGACCCGGCGTCACGACTATTCAGAATGAACCTAATCGAGTTAGCGGCGTTCGTACCGGCTGGACCTCACAACTAGCAGCCGACAACGGTGGTGTAAACTTAGGCAACACAACCGGGCAGGGAGTTCCGTTCACGACAAGCGCGGCAGACGGCCTCGTTTCGCCAGATACTCCAACAATTGGAGTGCAGCAAATATCATGGTACGGTCTGGAAGGACCATACGGCAACATTCAAAAGTTTATAGACGGGATTAATATAGCCCCATCAGGCGAGGTATGGGTTGCCAAGCGCGGATTCGCCGAAGATACATTCGTAGCGCCGTATGTTGATACGTCATTGGCAGTTCCAGAAGGTGGTGGTGCTGTTTGGTCTGCGGATATTGTGCAAAACACAATGTATGATTGGAGCTTGTTACCGGCGGATACATCAGGGGGTGCACCGGAAAAATACCTGTGTGGGATGACTAATAGAGGGGATGGTATGATGAACATCCCTTTATTGGGTGGTTCATGGGACTCGTATTGGGTTTCATCACTGTTCACATGGTACTTACCGTTTCATTCGGTGGGCACATGGGACAATATTGGGGCGCGGTTAATGTATATCCCCCAGGGGTAACAACGATGACAACAACGAGCCGACTTCAGATGCTTGGAAACTATAATTGTTACAGTGGGTATTACCCGATTGCGCCGTGGATAAACCCCCTTATGGTCGAGGCGCTACAAGAGAATAACTACGATGCGGTTATCTCTCCTAATGCATGGGAACTAATCGGTAGGAACCCTACCACTCACGCTATTGATGAAGATTTTATCGCCGCGTCACACAGGGCAACAGAAGTACTCATTGATGCGGGAATAAACGTGTGGATGGACTTAACGACGATTCCGTATTCCAGCACTGATTTCTATAATCCACCAATCGGCAATCTGCCGACACAGTATCAGGCACACGTTGCGGATGGAGAAGATAAGTACGAGTCCCTTTACGGTGACCAGCTTGATTGGTGGCAGTCACTTCCACAGTTTAAGGGCTACGGATACGAGTGTATGGAAGATAACGGTGCCGCGTGGCTCAGGGAACGAACATCATTAGAAATTATGATACATATCTTTGGCTCAGACCCGCGATGGGATTGGATTGTCGGCTCATGGATACCGAACGGCAACCCTGCGGCATATACGCGGAACGTGGACGGCTCAGAAACCCTAAAGTGGTCCGCCGTTGACACGCGAATGTCGCAGGTGGATGCGGTATCCTTCCAATTCTTTGATGCATACCAGCTCTACAGACCAACAATCACCAGCGTTATGAATTATATATTTGAGAATTACCCTTCGAAGTCGTTTGGCTGTATGATGGGCTACCAACCAAGCCCCAATCAGGTTATATGGTGCAATAATATGTGGTGGAGCGATCTTTGTTGGGGTGACGGAAACCCCCCGAACTATGCTCCTGCGCCTGAATTTTGGAACATCAGCGAGCAGAAGCGTAGGTGTTCGATAATCTGTAATATGTATAAGGCACGATTATCCAAGAAAGCGTGCGATTGGATTGCACCGTATATTGACCCTTTGTATGAGTTGCCCGGTTCAGGGTATGATTATGTTGGGGAATACATGGCTTTCTTCAGCTCACTCCAGCTCACTACTCCGTTTGGTGGCGCACAAAAGAACACCACCGCAACAGCACAGAACATGAATCTTGAGGCAACAGTTCCTATGAGATGGGATTTAAGGGCGGATTTAACATGACTAATCTACAAGCACATATGTACCCTTACGGTGCGTCGCTGCTGTGGGGCGCAACGGCGAACGATGATGCACTTGACATCACGAATGATCCGATCTACGTGCTCCTTGTCGGCGTGCATAGCAACGTGCCGTTCTCGCAGAATATAGCACACCACTACGTCCATGATATAATCTCGTATGAAATATCGAATCAAAGCGGCTACGGCGCTCTTGCAGGCTACACCGATGGCGTTGGGGTCCCGCTGACCACGATTGCCCCCATCGTAGACACGTCAGCCGACCCGTTAATATATTCAGAGTTCTTTGCGAGCAGTGATACAGAAGGCAACAATGCTGTGCCGAATCCTACGACAGGAATAAACGGATTCTTATGCACCGGCATGTCGTTTATTGGGATGCAAGGCTGGGTGATGTACCGCAAGACCGCCGGCACGACAAACACTGGCTGGCCGCTACTTGGATATGGTGATTTATGTGGGGGCTCAGTTCAGCAAGCACTCATAGGGGGTTCGCCGTTCAACACATCAGGACAAAACACGATAGGCGTCGATGACGCGGACGGGTTCGTTACCTACACTTTAGGCGTTCCCGGCGGTCAGGTGTATATTGGAGACACGGCAGGTCACATGGAAGCCAATACGATCGCATCAATTAGCGGAACGGCAAGTCCGTTTACGCTGACAATGACGAATCCGCTGGCGCACACGTATGGGGCCGGCGCTATCGTGCTCCACGCTAATAATGCAGCAGATGACAAGTGTGAGATAGCACTTGGCGGCGCGACGGGCGTATTCAAACTGCAAGTACCGTGAGAGAGAATGACAACATGGACATACACCGCGACAGTAGGGCAGATTGTAGGCGCCGGTTCGTGCTCATATCAGCTAAGCGGACTTTTTACGTACCAAGCGAGCGGCGGTTCCATCGTGGCTGCCGGAGGGTGCTCACGTTTGCCCAGCAGCGTAAGAGTATTCTACGCCGCTCCCGGCTACACAGTCACACAGGGGTCATGCTCGCCGAGGATGGGCTGGCTGCTTTTATGGAAGCAGTGGTTACAACCGAACACGGCGGTCGAACTGCTTACCGATGCGACGACCGGGGTGCCACTCACAGAATCACAGACGGAGGCGACTATGGAAAATGCTGAAATAGATAGCACAACAGCAGCCCACAAGTCAGCGGCAGCGACAACAGCCGTCTTAGCACAAACGGGATCATCACAATGCGCTGTTGAAGAAACAGGCTCAACTACAGGAACGAAAGATTAGGAGACTCAAAATGGCTGACGATATAGTCCTCGATGCTGGCGACACGCGATACGAATCAATAACAGGCACGGACGGCGCAACGCCACCGAATCCGATAGATTTTACAGACGCCACAAATGTTGTGTGGACTGCAACGTTAAACGGTAATGTGGTACTGCGGAAGCACACCGCTGATAATGGGATTCAAATAGTTGATCTCACCGGCGGAACCGCTCAAAACTTAGTCCCCCAACTATTGCTCACGCTCAATCCCGATGACACATCGCCTGCTTTTGGCATTGGTTCAACAACAACGGTGAACACGTATCCATACGAGCTTCGCATCTACTTCACCGAAGGCGGTGTCAAATCGCAGAGTCTCGTCATTAAAGGCGTATCACTCATTGTTAATCCGAGCACATCATGCGGGACTGAAGCGACCATTCATTTTGACTCAATCGTGCAGGGGGTTCTTTTAATGGCAAACGATTTCAGCTTCCGGCAGGGGGAAAACTATACGCATTGCGTCGCGATCACTGACCGGCGTGTTGGCACCCCCGTTGATCTCACCAATGGAATGTCAGCACCATATACACTCACGGGGCTCAGTAATACATCCGCAAGAATAATCTTATCTATCTTCTCCGGTTCGACGCCGGTGCTCACTAAGGACACCGGCACAGGCACGTCAACGCCCACCGTTATATTCGCATCGCCTGACCTGACTATCTCGGTGAATCCACTGGCGACCATTTCAACAACGGTATGCACTATAATGCTCGCGTTCACGCAAACTGACGCAGCTATCCTTATCCCTGGGTCGTATAATTACGAGGTTCGGACGATCCTCAACGGCGTGCAAAAAGTATCGTACCCGCTCCTCAACAATAGCGCGTCGTTCACTGTTAGTTCATCGGAGACGTGGAATACTATTTCTGGCCTTCCAAGAGTTGAACCGCCAGTGTCGGCGCCGAAAGAAGAGATTTCAAAGCCACCGGCGAAAGCTACTAAGTTTGACAGAGAGAAATGGCGAAAGGACCACGGGCATTAGAAAAATGGTAGATGTAGAACAAATCGAGTTTGGGGCGTTTAAAGTCTATGACCCTAAAGTAACCGTCCGAAACAATATTCTTCCGCCACTTGTGGAACTTCAAAACTGCACTACCTGCCACAGAGGGAGGCGACTTCCAGCGGACGCTATGAGCGACGACGATTATCATTACCGTTGTACTTGGGACAGCCGAACGCACATCGGACTCAAGCACTACGATAATGATTGTGGAAATTATGTTAGAAAAAAAGAGGGGATTAATAAATGACAAGTGCCGTATTTGATAACGCGCCGATCAAATTAATGACCGGCTTAGTGAATATACAAGCGAACAGCACGACAACGTTTTGCGTGCTTGGCCCTACGGCAGATGCGCCTGTAAAGGCAACATGGGCGACCTACAACGACATAAAATGGGCGGCATCAAGTCCGTTTGAAATAGCAGCCGTCAATGGTTACGCACTCGGCGGCTCAGGAGTCGCGACGGTTGTTCCTACAGTTACTTCAGCAGTAGTTGGACTTAAAACAAGTGCGCCTCTCGTATTCACAACGAACGCAACGATAACCGCGCAGTATGCAATTATCCAGAGCCTTATCAACTCAGGTTCGCCGACGAGTACAACTACGACGAACCCGCTGCATTGCTACCTCGACTTAGGGGCGCAGCAAGTAACCAACGGAACGCTTACATTAACGTGGGCGGCAGCGGGGATATACACGATGACAGTAGCAGCGGCTTCTTAGGTGATTGAATGACAGTAGTAGGCGACAAATTCGTCCTTGAAGCACACTCACTCGCCAACAATGGAACCTTAGCTGTGCAACCGGCTAGTGGATACGAGGCGACGATTCACAACATAATGTATAATCAGGCCGTTCAGTTCTTCGCAAACTCCCCAACAACGACGAGTTTTATGTATGACAGTGACGGGACGGCAGGAGCAAGACTTGGCTTAGTGCAAGACGTGAACAATACCTATTACATCACGGTCAAGAACGTCAGCGGCAGCGCGGCAGCGGAGATAGTAGTTACGGGAGTTTATACAAAGACGCCATGACGACAGTTTTTGGGGATACATCGAGAGGGGTCGCCGGAACGCTTCATAGCTTCCCGTCTCTCTTTACTCCGTCAACTCCTGTCGAAACATATTTAGGACAAGGGAGCGCCGTCGTGCTTCCGAATGCTAATCCGGGCGCAGGTGGAGCGCAAGTATCCTACACTTGTCAAGCCGCAGACTGCCCGGTTTATGCAACAGGGGTTAGCGGCAGATATCAACCGTCTTTTTATGCGGCGGGCAAGAACACATCAGCCTCAGCGGTCACGATTAGCATACAATTATACAAAGGCGCATCGGCGTGGGGGGTGGGACAAAGCGGTTCATGTCCGGCGGGTTATTATTGGACACTTCAGACATGGAACACAACGCTAAGCACAAATCCAACGGGGGATGTTTACAATTTAGCGATGTGGGCTAGTGCATCGAGCGCCGCCAATTATGATTATTATGCCTTTAACGTAATGCCGGTGATGTATGCCGAAACCCGTTTGCTCAATAAAAACATGGCGCTGTACAATTTTACTTTTACGACAAACACGACTTATCCGACGCTTTCATTAGGTGTTCCGAGCAGAGGTGGTTCAAGACTTGGTAACTGCATCTACGTGGCCTCGTCAACCCATTCACAGACGTATTGTTTACCCGGCACTACAAAGATGTGGTATTCCGCTGCAACGTATGGCTACCAATACCAAGATGCGGCCGTGACGGCATCAAATTCATACGTTATCCAAACGTCGAGCGGAACCACGCACCCGCTGTATTATTCGATGATCCTGATAAACTCAGCAAGTTACATCCCTATCGAGGTGGTGATGTAATGTCGGTAATTCAATCGAGAAGGATTGACTGGGGAACCCGCCGCGTGAATTTTCCGACTGTTTATGCGACGAATCCAACGCCGACCGAGACGTTACTTACGGGCGGCAATATCCT